TGTCTACCGTGTGGCTGAATATGCTTGAAGGTAACGGAGGTAAGACGAAGGTCTATCAATGAAACGTATTCATTTTTCAAGGTTCAAAACGAGGTGAATAAATGGTGAAACAAGAGATTTCCCTTTCACCCACGGCTGTAAACATCATTAACCGTCTCTTGACGAACGGTGAAGAAGTCAAGCTTGATGTGAACCAAAAGACGCACGAATTAATGATTTTTCGCGTTCCGCGCAAGAAGATGGAGTACAAAGTGACCGTCACGGAGCGGTGACGGGAAACAGCCGATGCGGGCTGAACTTGTCTTAGGACAGGTTCAGCCTCTTTTTTGTTTTTTGGAGGAGTCGCCGTGGCAGAAGAAGTCCAAGTCAGAGGAATTAAAAACAGCAACGAGGATATTTTCGTCCCTACGCGGGAGCTTCACGGCAGAAAGCAGATTTTCACGAACGAGACGAGCATCACGCGCGGCAATGTGATTAAGGTCTTGAACGACGCTTTGGCTGTCCATCAGAGAAACCGCGCGGACGAAGTGTATCTTGAGAAATTCATCCGCGGTATTCAGCCGATCCTTGACAGGGTAAAGCAGTATAACGATTACGTCTGCAACAGGACGGTCGTGAATATTGCGAACGAGATCGTCACGTTCAAGACCGCAGAGTTTGCTGGAGAGCCGATTCAGTACGTTTCAAGAGGCGCGAAAGAGAGCGTCCCGAAGCTTGTAGAGGCGCTAAATTCCATGATGATTTCCGAGGGGAAGCAATCAAAGGACATGGAAATTGCCTACAAGATGTTCACAAACGGCGTGGCATACCGTCTTGTTCTTAACGACAAGGCTTCCAAGGAGCTTTATGACGAAGCGCCGTTCGAGATTTACGTCCCCGACCCAAGGAACACGTTTGTTGTCCGTCTGAACGATGTGACGAAACGGGTCATCATGGGTGTCACCTATGTTTATCTTGATGACTCTCTTATCCGCTACACGGTCTACACCGAAAACGAGACGTATGTGATTGAGGGCAACCAGCTCACCGCAGGAAAAATCATCTCTGTAGTAAGACACAACTTCGGCATGGTTAACCTTATCGAATATCCGTGCAACTCCGTGTATATGTCCCCGATTGAGGTTGTCCATGACCTTTTGAACGCATACTCGCTTGTTATGAGCGACCGTCTGGATGGAGTTGAGCAGTTCATTCAAGCCCTCATGGTGTTTGAGGGTGTCGATATTACCCGCGAGCAGTTCATGGAGTTGCGAGACTTGGGCGCTATCAAGCTGCCCCCTGCTATGGATGGGCGCAGCAGCAAGGTCTACTACCTTTCTGAGCAGTTGGATCAAGCTCAAACGCAGACGCTTGTTGATGACATCTACCATACCATTCTGCAAATCGTCGGTATGCCGTCTCAAGGTAACGGTTCTACAGGAGATAGTTCAAACAACGGCGCGGTCATCTTGAAAAACGGATGGTGGTCTGCCGAGGCGAGGGCTTTGGAAACCGAGGGTATGTGGCGACAGGCTGAGACGGAATTTCTCAAGGTCGTTCTCAAGATTTGCGACCAAGCAAATCTGCTAAATGGGCTTAAGGTTTCCGATATTCAGCCCAAGTTTGGACGCAGAAGCTACGAGGACAAGCTGACAAAGACGCAGAGCTTTACCACGCTTATCGGAGCTGGCTGCCCGCCCATTCAAGCGTTCGCTGTGTCCGGCATGGTGAACGACCCCGAAGCTGCTGCTATTCAGTACGAGGCGTATCAAGAAGAACAGGAAGCCAAGGCCGAAGAGCAGATTGAAAAGGAACAGGAGCGCGAACGGGAGAGAATAAATGAGTCCGTACAAAAGAGCAGACGAAGCGATAGCGAAGCTGAGGAACTTGGCGGTCAGACGGGCGAACAGGGTCAAGAAACGGCTTAACATCGTCGGTTTCGACGAACTGAATGTCGTAAACGCTGTAGATGCTTTGTACAAGGAACTTGACTTAGATAACCGGAGAGAGTTTTTAAGACTGTTCCTCGATAGGTACAGGGAAATAAACGATACCATCTACGAGATGGCAGAGATGTATATTACCACGCTGCTGAATGAGCCGAACGAGACAACGAACTATGTGTATGCCTCGGAGGTTTTGAGAAAGCGCGACAGGGCAAAAGAAGCCATTATGTCCGCTCCGACCAAGGTTCAGAAGCAAATACTGCTTGATAAAGCCATAAGGATGTTCGAGCAGATGACCGCGTGGTATGCAGATTTCGTTTCCCAAGGCGCTGAGATACAGGCGCTTAAGGACAGCGGAGTCAAAAAAGTTCAGAGACACGAAATGAACGACGATAAGGTCTGCGCTGTGTGTCGGAAAGCAGACGGGGAGATTTATGACATCGACAAAATCCCGCCTTTGCCGCATCCGCGCTGCCGGAGATGGTTTACGAAAGCATAGGGGGATTTGTGTTGGATATTATCGTGCCGCATTACAAAGAGCCGTGGGAAACTTGCGAGTTCCTTTTCAACAGCATTCAGACGCAAAGAGGAGTCCTGTTCGACAAAATCCGCGTGATCGTGGTGAACGACGGCGATTGCCTTTTGGACGAGACGAATTTTGAGAAGTATCCGTACAAAATCGACTACTTTGTCAAGGAACACGCTGGGGTGTCCGCTGCAAGGAATTACGGGCTTATGAAGTCCGACGCGGACTATGTAATGTTCTGCGACATAGATGACGGATTTCTCAATAACTATGCCCTGCACGTTATCTTTGCGGCTATGCAAGAGGGCTTTGATTTGTGCGTCCCCAGTTTTGTCGAAGAGACATACGATGAAAAGGGCAACGCGACAATCGTCAATCACGACCAAGACCTCACCTTTATGCACGGGAAGGTCTACAGGAGAGAGTTCTTGCTTGAGCATAACGTCATCTTCGACGAGACGATGAATATGCACGAGGACGGCTATTTCAATATGCTCTGCTACTCTGTAGCGCAGCATGAGGGCAAAATCAAGACCATTTCCACGCCTTTGTATCTGTGGTGCTGGAACAACAACAGCGTCGTTCGGACAAACAGAAAGGATTTTGTCTTAAGGACATACGACGATGTAGTCAAGACAAGGCTCGGCCTTTGCGACCAGCTTAAGGCAAGGAGCTACGAAGAGGACTTTCGTACCGCCGTCGCAATGACTGTCTTGAACAGTTACTACGACTTTCAAAAGACCTCCTATACTTCTGCGCAGAACGCAAAGTTTAAGAAACGCGCTGAAAAGGCGTTCAAAGTTTTTTGGGATAAGTACAAGAATGTTTTTACCGACCTCACCAATCAGAGAGTAGCCGAGATTGCAAGAGTGGCACGGGAAAACGCCTACAAGAACGGGATGCTTTTAGAGCAACAGGACTTGCGGGCATGGCTGAGACACATTGAGTACGAGGTCAAATGAAAGCGGCTTGTTATTGCGGAACGCGGAACATCTACGCAGACATGATACCTGCGGTCAACTCTCTGTTGGCTAATTCGGATGTCGATAAGGTCTACTTGCTCATAGAGGACGATGAGTTTCCTTACCCGCTCCCCGATAAGGTGGAGACGATAAATGTCATCGGTCAGACCTATTTCTTAAAGGACGGCCCGAATTACAGGAACGGTTGGACTTACATGGTACTCATGCGAGCCGCGTTGCACCGTGTGTTCCCCGATTTGGCTACGATACTGTCGCTTGACTGCGACACCATCGTAGCCAAGGACATCTCGGAGCTTTGGGATTTGCCCATTGAGGACTACTACCTTGCAGGGGCAAAAGAGCCGTGGAAAAGCATCGCCTGTACCTACATCAACTGCGGAGTCATGCTTCTCAATCTGAAGAAGCTACGCGACGGCAAGGGCGATGAGCTTATCGAAGCTCTGAACACCAAGTATTACGAGTTCAACGAACAGGACTGCATTGCCGAGAAGTGCAGGGGCGGGATTTACGTGATGCCGAGCGACTACAACTCGTGCGACTACACCATTCCGACCAAGACACCGAAAATCGTACACTTCGCCGCGAAGAAAAAGTGGCGAGACCATCCTCTCGTCGATATGTACAGGCATTCGGAACCAATGTGACAGGATATTTGCGGGAAACCGCTCAATATATCGGGCAGAGAAGCCCTAAATCGCAAAGCTCGCAGAGAAGCGAGGGTAATAAAACGCGGAATAAAAGGGTCAGAGAAGACCAACAAAAAACGCAAAGGAGAATAAGCATGGACGAACTTGAAAACAAAGTGGAAGAGACGGAAGAAGTTGAAACTCCCGACACGGATGAAATCGCCAAGCTCCGCGCAGACCTCGCAAAGCAAAAGGCAGCTTTGGACAAGGCCACAAAGGAAGCAGGGGATTACAAAAAGCAACTCCGCGCAAAGCAGACCGCCGAGGAAATCGCGGCAGAGGAAAAGAGAGCGCAAGACGAAGAGCGGGATAGAAAACTCGCTGAGTACGAAAAGCGCTTTACTGTCGCGGAAACCTCCAAGCGGATTATGAGCTTTGTCGGTGACGAAGAGACTTCTAATACCATCGCCGAGTACCTTTACGGTGCTGAGGATGTGGACGGCGCTATCGACGCGCTGAATAAGGCGTGGATCGCGAGAGAAAAGAAGCTCCGTCTTGAGTACGGCAAAATCCCCGCGCCCGGTGTTGGAGGCTCTGACGGGACTACCATCACGCGGGAGCAGCTTGACGCTATGCGCTTCCCCGAACGGGTCAAGTTCGCCACGGAACACCCCGATGACTACAACAAACTTATGGGGAGGTAACATCCCCAAGAAAGGATGAAATTCAATGGCACAAGTTGATACCACGAACGGAACTTATCTGTCCGCTCTGTTTAACCCCCAGGTCGTAGCCGACCTCATTGACACCAAGCTCACCGACAACATGGTCTTCGCCCCTCTTGCGATGATCGACTACACGCTGCAAGGACGCGCTGGCAACACCGTTACCCTGCCCTCGTATGCGTACATCGGCGCTGCGTCCTCTGTTTCCGAGGGCTACGACATCCCCATCTCGAAGCTGACTCAGACCACCACGTCTGTCACCATCGTCAAGCTGGGCAAGGCCATCCAAATCACCGATGAGGCGGTTCTTTCCGGCTACGGCGACCCTCTGGGCGAGGGCGCGAAGCAGATTTCGCTGTCTCTCGACGATGCTATGGATAACGCCCTGCTCGCGGCTTTGGCTGCGAACTCTGCTTCCGAGCAGAACTACGCGACTTCCAGCTCCAGCGTGGCGCTTTCCCCGCTTGACATTCCTCTCGCGCTTGCAAAGTTCGGTGAGGACGCTGACGGGCAGAAGGCTCTGATTGTCACGCCCGACTTCTACGCGCAGCTTGTTGGCCAGCCCGCTTCTACGAACTGGGTTCCCGCGTCGGAGATTGCTGCTGATATCAAAATCAGAGGCGCTGTCGGCATGGCGTATGGCTGCCAGGTCATCGTTTCCAACCGTCTCAAGGCGAGCGGCAATCTGTACATCGTGAAGCCCAACACCCTCGCTGTGTTCATTAAGCGCGGCGCTATGGTCGAGACTGACCGCGACATCCTCAATCAGTCCACCGTCCTCGCCGGTTCTATCCTCGCTGCTCCTTATCTGCTCAATCCCAAGGGCATGATTAAGCTGTCTGTGGGCGCGTAAGGCGGTGAGCCGCTATGATGCTTCACAGGCATTTTGAGAAAGAGCAAGCCGAAAACATGACCAAGCTTGAGGACGTAAACAAAACGGAAGAGTTTGTTTCTGAAATCTTCCCGCCCGATGAAGCACCGAAGCGGCGCGGAAGACCCAAGAAAGACAAAGAGTAACTACAGGAGGCAGAGATTATGACGGAAGCAGAAAAAATAGTAATGGTTAAGGCCATCAATGACGAGACTGACGATGCCGTAATCTCTGCCTTTCTCTCGATTGCGGGCAGCAAGATTTGCCGTATCGCGTATCCGTTTGACGAGACGCAAACGGAAGTGCCAGCAAAGTACGAAGTTCTGCAATGCGAGGCGGCAAGTTACTTGCTCAACAAGCGCGGAGCAGAGGGAGAAACTTCCCACGGCGAAAACGGCATTAGCCGCAACTATGAAAATGCTGATTTACCGGCATCCATGCTCCGCGCCATCACTCCTGTTGCGGGGGTGGTCAGTTGAAAGCTCTCAAACGAAATCAACGCCCGTTTTACTACTGCCTTTACAAAGCGGACGCTCCGGCTGTGGACGAGTACGGGAACGAAACCGGCGACACTATCGTGACCTATTACGACGCTGTGCTGATGGGGGCGAATATTTCACCCGCGACAGGCCAATCCATGACAGAGCAGTTCGGAAACTTGGAAAGCTACGACAAGGTTATTGTCACAGATGATATGAATTGTCCAATTTCCGAAACTTCTGTGTTGTTCATTGACAAAGCGCCGCAATACAAAAACGTCACGGTCTACGAGCCGACCGCCATCACGACAACCGTGTCTACCGTATCCGTGCCTGTTCCCGATTACGTTGTTCGGAGAGTTTCAAAGAGTCTTAATTCTATCTCCATAGCCGTAAAGAAGGTCGATGTATCTTGAAAAAGAAGTACACGATTACTTTGGACGGGAAAGGGATTGAAGAAGCGCTTGGCGATATAGACATTTGGAAACAATGGCTGCAAGATAAAGCGAATGAACTCGCAGAGAAACTTGCGCAGCACGGATATGAAAAGGCCAAGGTCATCATAGGAAACCATGTGTTTTCTGGCGACACTTTGAGCGGTTTGCGAGTGGAGCAGATTGACGTTGCGCACTACGTTCTCAAGGTAGAGTCACAAGCCATCTTGTTTTTGGAGTTCGGCACAGGATTAGGCGGTTACGGGCATCCGGAGCCGATGGGCTATGGCCCAGGAACGTACCCTGGCAAAGGGCATTGGGATGATCCAAAAGGTTGGTGGTTTCCAACCGATGACCCCCGCTTGACGATAAAAAGAGACGAAAAGGGTCAAGGTTGGGGGCATACATACGGAATGGCTCCGGCCATGCCCATGTACGAAGCACACAAAGCTATAGAACAGGACATTCAAGCCATCGCGCGGGAGGTGCTTAAGACTTGATTGACATTAAGAATCTTGTTTATACGCCCATCGCGCAAGCGCTGAGGTCACAGTTCAATGGAATTGACGTGAAGAGCGACTATGTACGCATCCCGTCCAAACTCCCGCACGTTTCGATTGTGGAGAGCGACAACTACACGACCACAACCGGGTTGGACAGCGGTTCATACGAAAAGTATTCAACGCTGATGTATGAGGTCAATGTCTACTCGAACAAAACGAGCGGGAAAGAAGCCGAGTGTCGGTCAATCATGGCTGTTATCGACGCTATGATGTTCGCTTTCAACTTTACGCGCTTGTCTATGACACCCGTTCCCAACTATGAGGACGCTACCATTTACAGACTCACAGCCCGATACAGGGTTGTTACTGACGGTGAAAACCTTTACAGAATCTATTAGAAATTATTTCTAAAGTATGCAAACGTCAACGCGCCTCTGCGGGAGGATTTGTTTGGCGCTACGCATAAATCTAAAGAAAGGATTGATGACTTATCGCTATCTCCACCTATAAAGTTTATCTCATGCACAAGGCTACTGCCTCTGCGGACTACACGAAGCTCGTTGATATCAAGAGCTTCCCCGACCTCGGCGGCACTCCCGAAATGCTTGAGACGACCACGCTGAGTGATCCCATGCAGACCTTCATCGCGGGTATTCAGACCCTCGACACATCCGGCCTCCAGTTCACTTGCAACTACACGAAGGCCGACTTCACCACTCTCAAGGCGCTTGAGAGCGAGACGGGCCATGACTACGCCGTGTGGTTCGGCGCTACGACTTCCGGCTCTACCGACACCCCCACGGGTTCGGACGGCAAGTTCGAGTTCCAAGGGCAGCTTTCCGTGTTCCCGAACGGCGGCGGCGTGAACGAAGTGGTTAACATGACCGTTTCCATCGCGCCCAGCACCAAGATTACTGTCGGTTCTTGACAAAAAATAGGGCGGGGCAAAAGTCCCCGCCCGTGAGAAAAGGAGAATCTCATGAAGCAGATTACGTTTACGTTTGAGGGCAAAGAGTACACCCTTGAGTACACCAGAAGCACGGTTCGTCAGATGGAGCGTAGAGGCTTTGTAGCCGACGAAATCGTCACGAAACCGATGAGCGTCATTCCCGACCTTTTCGCGGGCGCGTTTCTTTCTAAGCACCCGCAAGTGAAGAGGGAGAAAATCGACAAGATTTACGATTCGATGAATGACAAAACGAGACTTATCCGCGCCCTCACGGATATGTACAACGACACCATCGAGAGTCTGCTCGATGACGCTGACGAGGGAAACTGCAACTGGACTCCGAGCTTCGAGATCAGCGAGTAACGGAGTCCTTCGATGAGGGGCGGGATGGCGGCTATAAAATCGCCGCCCGCCCTCAATTTTTTACAGAGCAGTTTGACCGCGTTTGCCCGTACTACATCTCGTTCGGAATGACCTATGAGCAGTTTTGGGATGGAGATGTGGACATCGCGAAAGCGTACAGAAAAGCCCACGAAATCAAACGGCGTGAATACGACCAACAGGCATGGGTACAGGGCGCGTATATCTATCACGCGATAGGCGCATTGGCACCGGCGCTAAAGGCGTTTGCAAAAGGCCAAGTAAAGCCATACCTTGAGCATCCGTTCACCTACGAGGAACAGCCGAAAGCGACAGTCAAGAGCAAGGAAGAGCGCAGCGACGAAAAAGCTCTAACATGGATGGAAATGTGGGCTATCAGTTTTAACGAAAACTTTGACAAGAAAGGCGGTGATTCGGTTGGCAGAGATGGGGTCTATTGAGTTTGAAATCAAAGGTAATGCGTCTAACGCGGCTAAATCCCTTGACAGCCTTGCCGAGTCATTAACGAAGCTGAAAAGCGCGACGGGCGGTGGTCTTGGCCTTTCTGCTATATCTAAGGAAATTAAAGAACTGAGCGACGCTGCTGCCGGAGTTGGGGATTTGAAGACTTTTGCAAGCGGGCTGAAGGAACTTGGCAAAGTTAAGATTTCAGCTACGCTTTCAAAATCTATGCAAAGTTTGACGGACGCGCTTTCCTCCCTTGACGTAGCAAAGCTTAACGACTTTTCTTCCGCGCTTAAAAATCTTGGCGATTTCAAGGTCAGCAGCGCGGCGCTGACAAATTTTGCAACAGGCATTATGACGATCAGCGGAGCGGCAGAAAACCTTTCTCCGCAAGCGATTGAAAACCTTGAGCGGTTCACTACGGCTCTTGGACGGCTTAGTGGAGTGGACTTAAGCGGTGTTGGGAACGCCATGAGAGCGGTTAGGGGCGGCGGTGCGCAAGTGACTACGCCCTTAAGCGGCAAAGTTCAAGACGCTATTCGGAATGGTGATAAGCTTGACATTCTGAGGATGAAAGCGGAACAACTCCGAAACGCATTGGAGAGCGCGTTTGGCAAGGGCGACTTGAAGGGCGCGTTAAGTCTGAGACAGCAAATCATCGGCGTAGAAGAACAAATCCGAAAACTTGAGGAAGAGGCCGGTAAAGCGCCGAGTTTGCTCAAAAGACTTGGGAATATCGGCAAATCCGTTTTCGGTGCTTTGGGTTCGGTTGGCAAAAAGGCACTCGGCGGGCTTGGCTCTCTGCTTGCGTATCCGTTTAAGAAAGCCGCAAGCGGCATTACTCGGTTTGCGGCGGGCATCAAGAGCATTACCTCTGGTCTTGGCAGAATTGCCATGTACCGCTTATTCCGCTACGTTATCAAGCAAATCACCGAGGCGTTCCAAGAGGGCGTGAAACACGCCTACGAGTGGAGCAGGGTCGTTGGTGGCCCGGTCAGTTCTTCCGGCATGACGTTTGCTCAGTCTATGAACGATATTGCCACGTCCATGCGGTATTTCAAGAATAGCATTGGCGCGGCAGTTGCCCCTCTGATTGGTGCGCTTACTCCCGCAATCCGCGTTGTCACGGACGCAGCGATTCAATGTATTAACGTTATCAACCAACTTATCGCACTTCTTTCCGGCGCGAGCGGTTGGACAAAGGCCATCCGCAAGGCAGAAGAGTACGGAGACGCTGTAGGTGGAGCTGGCGGCGCGGCAAAGAAAGCGCTTGAATACCTCGCCCCATTCGATGAGCTGAATGTTCTCCCCGACCCCAAGAGCGGCGGCGGTGGGAGTGCCTTGGGCGACATCAGCGGAGAGTT